TTCTTCCCTGGATATCATTATCAGGGTATTTAAGTTCAAAAATACTAGTGTCTAATGAAGGATATATAACATTATTAATTGTAGCAGTGCTAAAATCATAAGCAAATTGAGAATATCCTAAAGATATTCCGGATTTATTACTAAATTCAACATTCTCTACATTCTGAACTCCCTTAACACCCCCTATAATATTATAAATTTCATTTATTATAATAGGTTGATTTATTTGCCAATTATCTATATTAAAATATTCTTTTAAAGCCGTTATACAATCTAATAATACTGTTTGATTATTGAAATTTTTAAAAGCTACAATATCAAATTTGACACCAAAATTTATTATGAATGCATCTTTAATATTAATAGAATCTGTTAACATTTTATATTGTTCTAAATATGTAATTAAATTTTGTCTAGTAGCTGGGTTAAGATTTACTAGTTGTTTATTATTATTATATCCTAATGTATATAAATTTAATGCTAAGGGGTTTCTAATTCTATTAAATTCATTGCTTAAGGGTGAAATTTGATCATCCTGAACTATATATGCTTTAGCTACTCTACCAAATCTAGAAGGCATACTTAGAGTTCTAATAATATAATCTTCTTTAGTTACTGTTCTTTGTTGTGTAGCGAATTGCGCTATAGTATTTTCTCTTATTTCTTCTATAGAATCTCCACTTCCTCCTCCCTTAGCAGAATCAGGATTATTAACTGCTATAGATGACCTTACAAATTGTTGTAAACTATTATTTAGATTTGGCTCATTAGAAGTAAATAATGTATCTACTTGTGTTATAGTGTTAGCACTAACATTAGATCTAATTCCTCCCCCCACCACGTATTTTACAGTTAAGGTAGTATTAGCAGGTACTTGACCATAAGCTTTAGTTAATAGGAAATTAGATGGATCAAATGCAGTATTTAATTTACTTCTTCCATCTTTAATACCTAATCCTATATTATCAGGGTTAGGGATTATTTGTTCATCTGCTTTATCACTATTACCTGCTCCAAATTGAATTTCTAACTGATTATTGTCTTTAAATCTGGCTACAAATCTTCTAGCCGATTTTATAATTTTTAATAAATAAGGAGTTTCATTATTAAAACCTAATAATTCGGGATCATTAGTACCAGTATTTTCTACTTCCTGAAATATTATATCTTGAGCCAGATAGGGAACCTCGTAATACTCATTTCCATCCGAATCTATTATAGATTCTATTGATACTATATTAGTATCAAATAATGTTATAGTTTTAAATGCTTCAGCTGCTCCTATAGAAAAGGTTTGTTCTTTAGTTCTGCCAGATATAGCAGGAGTAGTTTTTTTAAGTAAATAATATTCAGGATTATTAGAACTATCATATTGATAAATACTTATATCAGTTGAATCAAAACTTGAAGACACTCCAAAATCTACTTGATTATTAATATAAAAAGAAGGACCTTCTGTTGAATTAAAAGTAGAATTAGGATTTATTCTTAAAGCATAACTAAAATCTGGTTGATAATCTCCACTTGCTCCTTTGGAAGGAATAAGTTGAAATAGATCTAAATCTACACTTGCAGCATCCACTACTTTAGGTTTATAACCCATAGCATATGCTAAATTATATAAATTTTCCTTTTCTTGAGCCAATAATAAAAATGATTCCTTTAATTGGGTATCAGTATAGTATGATAAAACATCTCCTACATAGGCTGCCATTTCTATAAACATCATTCCCGGATTACCTTCACTAAAATCATTAAAATTATTAGGAAAATATACTTCGGCGAATTCCATTAATTGGTTTTTAAAAGAATTATAATCCTTATTTAAATATTTTATATCTTTATCTTGTGTTTTATTTGATACTTTTGAATAGGCCATTTTAACTAAAATTTATTTGTATAGAGTCGGATGCTTGATCTGCAATAGAATAATCTAATGCAATAGTTACTTTATACTCGTCTATATCTTGATTAATTTTTACAGAATTTAATGATATTTCTGGCATATAAAAAGATGTTTGATTATTAATATCCTCTAATAATGTACTTTCATCTAAATTATTTTCAAATAATTTTCTTTTTAAACCAACACCATAATTAGGTTGATTAATTCTTTCTCCAGGAACTGTTAATAATAAATTTAAAAAATTAGATTTTAATTGATCTTTTGTATTAGTGGTACCTGAAGTCATGTTTACTGAATTCAAAGGAAAACCTAACCCTATTCTAATATTATTATTAGTATCTAATGGATTAATTTTTCTAGTATTTTGAATTATAGGCATTTATTATATTCCTTTTTTCTTATCTATTGCTTTCATTAATGATCTGTAATCTCTGTTTACTACATTAGCGACTTCCTTTGGCATAGCCTCAGTGGGTATTATACCTGAAGATCCAAAAGGATCTCCTACGAAATTTTGTTTTTTAAACGGTTTTTTACCCATTATTTTTTCTTTTAGAGATGATTGGGGTGTTTGAGGTACTTCAACTAATCTTTCTGTATGTTCTGTAATAGTTGGTTTTAATTCATCACGTAAATCCTCTTTAAGTGATTTAATTTCTCTACGTAACGCATAATCTATTTCTTCTCTAACTACTTTTCTAATTAGATTTTCAAAAGTTTTTGCTTTCATGTTTAATTATTATTTGTTAATAAATATAAAAAATTTAAAAATTAGTTTATTTTTGGTCTAAAAATTCTTCTTTCATCTTCATCCCTAATATAATCTCCTAAAATATCGGGTTCTATATTATCCAGATTAGGAGTATTAAAATTAAGAAAATCATCAATTGCTGCAGAATCAGTTGCATCTAATCCTGGTATACATCCTTCTATATATTGTTGGTAGTATCTTTTTAAAGTATCTACAAAATTCTTTATTAATAATTGGAAATTTTTTAATAAATCTATAATTAAAGGGATTAAATTTATTAAAGATATTACTGTTCCTAAAGTAGCTATCACATATCCAGTATATACTTGAATAGCATTAATATATTTAAATACAAATGCTTCCGCTTTTCTTATAGCACTACTTATTTTATCTGCTAATGCAGCAGAAGCAAAAACTCCAGCTAAGGGTATTAAGGCAAATTTTAATGCTGATGCTAAAATTTTTAATGCTGTTAGTAAAGCTTGAAATATTGCTAGTAATGATACTATATCTACTAAACTATTAAGAGCTTTATCTATCTTTTTTTTAAATTTTTCAAGTTTTTTTAAGTTAGACTCAATTTTAGAATCTATTCCATTTAAAATATTTTCTAAATTAATTTTAGTCCTTTTTACTATATTCATTACTTGTATATCACAACTTTTTTCTAATATTTTTTCTCTGAATAGGGCTTTAGCTTCTGGTTTACTAGTAGGTATACCTCTTTTTTTTAATTCATTAGTAACTTTATCTTTTCCCTGTTGTTTTAAATCTTGTGTTACTTCAAATAAAGGTCCCTCTATTAATCTTTCAATTATAGTTCTTATTGCTCCGAACCCATCCTTATAATCTATACCAGCCCCAACAGCAGCAAAAGAAGTAATAGTATTTACTTTTTCAGTTACTTTTAAAAATTCCTGTTGGGCTTTTTGAGTTCTATTAAGTTCATTACCTGGAGTATTTTTAGCCATTTTTTAAACTAATTTAGTTGTTTTACTTTTAATATATTTTATATTATTTCTTAACTCTTCAATTTGTCTCCTTCTTATTTTAAAGGCTGATTCATTAGCAGGATTAGGTCCAGTAAAGCCTCCTGGTGCTGTATATGAAACTTTTATAATAATATCACTTATAATACCTTCTATAACATCTAATAATCCATTAACTCCTCCTAACCAGTCATCTAATTCATTACCTAAAACAGCCGGTTCAGTAGGTAAGTTTTTATCAGATTTTAATCCTAAATATATATTAGGAGTATTAATTACCATTTTACTTTCTTTAGACTGGCTAGTATCAAAATGAATACTACCTTTTGTACTTAATCCTATTGCCTTATCAGAAAATAG